TAGCTTAGGCAGACGCTTGTCCTTGGACATACGATCCATCAGACGACTGACGATTGGTAGTTGTAGTTCCTGTGATAAGAGAGAGTAGAGACCGCCAAGGGCAGCTTCCAGTTCTTGACTGAGCATTCTTATCTCCTCAGCGGTCACTCTCTCGGCATCTCTAACAACCCCTGATGTCAGTAGAAAAGCTTGTGATAGACGATCCGTAATCCCTTGCATTGTTGCTTGAGCAGTACGGAAGTCATTAAATTTATTAAGTTGTAAAACGGATACGTCTCCTTCAGACCCTTGTACGATAGCACCGTTAGGAGCTTCAGCCAGTGTACGTGAACGTGTTGTACCGTTAGGATTAACCATGAACAATACTTTAGCTGCTGCTGCACTACCCTCTACGATAGCTTTAGTCAGTGCTTCCAACGACTTGATGTCACCGATGTATTCCTCAACGAACCCACGTCCGTAGTCTTCTCCGTCTATCTGTGTGTAACGCAACGGTAACCAAGGAGACTTCTCTACTGGATACGATCCAATGCTCTCTTCAATGACTATACCTTTGACGTCTTGTTGTACATTAAACTTGTCTCCCTCTCTAACGATAGATGTGTACAGATCGCAGGTGTTCTCTTTCTCTTCACGATACACTTCTTCACGAACACTCTCAGGTAACATCATAGGTGCTACCGTTTCTTTGACTGCTATGTGTGTAACGTTACCCATTGGATCACGCTTAACAACGTAACGATCCAAACGAAACACTCTCATGCCTCCTTCATCAGGTAAGTACAACAGACTGTTACCACTGATAAGAAGATTCTTGAGTGCTTGGAAGATACCGTTCCTAAAGTTCTGTACTTCTACTTCCTGCGACACACTACGCTCAACATCAGCTAATGCTTTCTCTAAGTCTGTCCGTAACTGCTCCGCTCCCTCTGGTCCTAGTTCAGCTTTTGCTTTATCTAATTCGTAGCGATCTATGACCAACCGAAAGAACGGAGCGTTAGGTGGTAGTAGGGCAAGTAAAAGTTTAGACGATAGATTAAGAACACCACGTGCTCCGATGCCTTGATAGGGTGTGTAATACTTAGTAGCAAAACTGTGACCGTCAGGTGGTAGGACATACGGTAGTGTTAACTCAGATGATGTACGACCACGATCCAAGAACGACCAACGTTGATTCTCTAAGCTGTGATATAAACCCTGTGCTGTCTCTTGCATCTATTAAGTTCCTGTGTAGTATTGCCAATCAGTTCCGTCGTATACATACAATCGTACAACATCAGATGCCATATAAATTGTACCGACTGGATCGCCTGACCTAGCTTCTATGTTTGCTTGTGTGTCGTAGTAAGCTTGGAATGTAGCGTCAAACAAATCCAACGGAAAGCTTGTACCAAACTGCGGAGCCAAGAACTCACTGCTAGTTTGTACCTCAGAAGGAGGTGGTATGTTTACCGCAACAAGAGACATTAAAGAGAAGAGGTAGTGCCTGTAGCGTAGACGCTGTAAGTTCCGTCAGTACGACTTGACACTGAAGCTCTGATCTTTTCGTAGTGTCCGTACTCATCTCTTATCATAATGTTACCAGAAGATGTTACGGAACGACTATCAATTGTTCTCCAAGCTCCACCGATATATGCTTCAACAGCAACGGTAGCACCTGAGCTTACTGAGTCAGACTCAATAACAAATGTCCATCCTTTAGAACGCTCGGCTCCAACAGCACTGCCAGCACCGTCAGCAACCACACCGTCTAATAACGTAAGTTTATCTAATCCTATAATCATGATGTTAATTGTACTCCTGTTTGTCCGGGTTGCATACCAAGGGAAGGACGACGACTTACTGTTAACGTTCTTGTTCCACGCTTACGCTGTTGTCCACGTGCTGCTCTTGCCTTTGTAGGTTCCGCTCTAACTGCTGTAGCTGTTGGGGTTGGAGGTGGTGGAGGTGGAGGGGCTTGAGGTGTTGGTTGTGATCCGCCGAAACACATAATTAGTCCTTGGTTATAATATTATCTTGAAGTTGTTCGTCGTATATTTGTTGTAAGTAATTAATTACACTACGTTGTCCTACTTTAAACCATACCATTCTATCGTCGTCTGTCAACAGCGGACATTTATCTGGGTACAGCTTGTCAAGCTTATCTATCAAATCTTTTGACAGTGCGGGTAATACTAATTCTTCATTCATCATTCTCTATATCATCCAGTTCTATTGGTAAATTACCACGTTTTATTTGATCCTTTGTCCACAACCACGCTGACGCATTCCACAAGATTGCACCCGCATGATCCTCCGATGTGTCCCCGTCAGCCAACGCTAACAGATGTCTGAACATACTGTCGTACAGTCGTGTTAACGGGAATCCTTTCCTCCAGTTGTTGTCTCCGTAAAGCTTTCCGCCATCTTCAAATCTTTTGGCGAGCGAGCGTAAGGCGATTGGAGGAATAAGCGAGGGTCGTCCCCGTCCAATGTCCCCGTCACGTTTAGCGCCTGTGGTGAAATCTCTAGTATATCCTTGGTTTGGTAGTTTCTCGGTGTCCATAGTTTCTTTATTGTGTTTGTTCTGAATGAATAGTTCTCCGCTCGTAACAGTCGTGCCATCCATGCGTTCATTAATGCGTCTTGTTCAGTAAGTCCAGCTTTCTCGTAGCACTTTGCTACAGTCTCCCATGTGTATCCATCTTTCTCTAGCAGACGTTCAGCACGAGTAACACCTATACCGGGTACTCCGCTGTATCCATCTGTGTGGTCTCCTGCTATTGCTTGTACCAGATGATAGTTGTCTGCTTCTTCTTCTGTTGGATGATGATACTCACCACGGTTGTAGTCGTAGAAGATACCCGGTACAGTCTTGAAGTCTTTGTCAATGGAGACGATAATCGTTTCTTCGTCCATCTCTTTGTCAGTAGCTAGTATAGATATAACATCATCTGCTTCTAGGTTAGCCCACATCTGTCCGTCGTACTCGTCAATGATCCACTGTTTTATCTGTCGTAAGATAATAGGTAGACGTGACTTCGATCTGTTTGCTTTGTAGTCAGGGTTCAGTAAACGACGAAAGTTAGCACGATCAGTCAGACACATCGTTACGTTATCCGTCTTCATCAAGTCCTTGAACTCTTCGACACGATTAACAACACGAGCTTTAGCTAGTGCCATGTCTGCGTGTACTGTCCACATCTCATCCTTCCACTCAATTGATTCCTCGGCTACCACTGCTGCTTCAAACGCCAACACGTCAGCGTCTATCAGTAGTGTTGTTTTCTTATTACTCATAGAATATACTCCAGTTCTCTCTATATTTTTGGTATTTACTTTTGGATGTTTGGTCAGTCGATAGACGGGTTGTCCGTCCTGTCACTTCTTTTATAGGAAGCAGGAACCACAACTCTTCTTGTTGAATGAAGCAAGCCACCACATCTACCTCTTTGTCTATATGTTTCTTTACATTAGCCCTACCCCTACTTGTAGCTATGTTATAACTATTTTCTCTAGTTCGACAGTTTGTGGTTTTGACTTGAACTTTTAATATACCTTTAGGGCAAGTAACAATGAAGTCCCAAGGCATAGCCGTGACAGGAGTATGTGGTTCAAAGTCTCTCTTTAAGCATTCCGTTATGAAATCTGATTCTGCTATAGCTCCTATTCGCAAGGTGTTGGATGATGGCATATAGTTTTGTACGTGTTGTTTTCTCCAGTCCCAAGGTACTTCTAAGTCGATGGTATCGTACAACTTAGCAAGACTCAAGTGCCAATCGTATTCAATCTCTAGTGTGTCTGTGCCCATGTCTCACCTACCTTTGCTTCACCGTCTAACATGACGTTTAGTTTTAACTCTCTTCCTGCCATGCGTATTGATTCAACTGCAAGATCACTGAACGCTCCTACTTTATCGGGTTGTACCTCTGCTTGGAACTCGTCGTGTACATTAGCAACAAAGCTGTACTCTCTACCGTGTTGCCACTTCAGTTTATTCATGCGATGAAACAGTTGGATCAACGCTACCTTCATACACACAGCACCTGCACTCTGTAATAACATATTCAATGCTTTGTGTGATGAACGAACAGGAAGTATACGACCATCCAATCCAGTCAGCTTGTTACTTCGTTGTACCTTTTCTCCGATTGCTTCTTGTAGTTTAGCTAAAGCAGGTATGTTGCTATAGAATCTTCTCTTCAACTCTAGTCCTTCTCTAGCTCCTCCTCCGACGATTTCCCCAATTAGTTGATCACCAGCACCATACAAAAGTGCGTAAATAAATGTCTTAGCTTGCGAACGTTCAGCTAATCCCGCAGCCTTTTGGTTCCTCGTATGTACATCTCCTTCAATAACTTCTCTAGCGTACTCGCCCCCGTCATAGAAAGCTAAGTAGTGGGCAAGCATACGCAGTTCTAAACCACTAGCATCACACCCTACTAACTTGAATCCGTCTCCTGCTTTAAACAGATCACGACACTCTTCTCCATAATCCATACCAACTGCTGGAACTTGTGCTAGATTGGGAAAGCTATGGGTACATCTACCTGTGACTGCACCGTTAGTGTTAACTCGTCCGTGTATCCGTCCGTTCTTCATCAACTTCAACCAAGCAACATTACCCTCAGCTAACTGACCAAGACGTTTCTGTACTGTTAAGTATTCAAGAAGTAACGATGCAAACGGATGGTTTATTCTTTCAAGCGTAGCTCCATCCATCTTTATCGTCTTACCATCAGGTTGCACAGGTATCTCTATTCCTAACTCCTCGAACCTTTGCTTTATTTCGTGACGACTGCCGGGATTAAAAGGTAACACCTTCTGCTTGTTGGCTAGTGGTACTGCATCCTTTGCTCTAGCTTGTACTTGATTAGCTTCCTTCAGTACTTGTTTAAGTAACACCTTTGTCTCAGCCTCATAAGTAACACCGTCAATCTCTACCTGCCAACCACTCGGTGTCTTCATCTCTTCCGTTTTAGATGGGAACTCTTTCTGTAGTCTGTCTAATAACTCAGCACGTTTACTGGCAAGCTTCAGTTCTAACTTCTCTGCTTTCTCTATATCAAACGCAAAGCCTTTCTTCTCTTGTAGTCTCATCAGAAACGCAAACCAATGTTCAATCGCTAACATCTCACCGCTTGGATTACCCATCATCAGATAGTCAAACAGGATTTGTGTTACGATTGTATCACGTTCGCAGTACTTCCTCATCTCCTCGTTGTAACTGTCGAACGCTCCGTCTTCCTCACCGTATGTCAGCTTGGTCAGGTTGTTCAGTCGTAATCCCCACGCTTTCAACGAGTGACTACCCACTAAACTTTTATCGAAGTTATTTCGTAAGAAGTCGTCGTTGCGGACATCAGATACTATACATCTAGCCATCACCATCGTGTCCAATACTTTAACAAGAGGTGGATGGAAGTTGTACATCTTGGAGAGAGCAGGTAGATCAAAGCCGATGACGTTGTGTCCGACGATTCGTTCTGCCTTAGCTAACTCCATTAGTCCGTTCTTAATACCAGCACCGTGATACGTTATCATCTTAGGCGTGGTAGGGTCGTAGATAGATAGACAGTGAACCGTCTTCAAGTCAGACAAGTTCGACCAGTCCTCTATCGCATTTGTTTCTATATCAAAGAATAGTGTTTTCATATATTTAATTCTAATTGGTTTAGTGTCATCCACGTTGATGCACTCTGTTCGTTTTCTACACGGTCAGCTATAACCGCAGCTCGTTGTCCTCTTGTCGGTGGGGGATACATACCAAAACGTTCAACTAACAAACCATTACGTTCTGCATTTGTAGAGTCTGCACTCTTTAGTGGTAACCTAGTAAACACTTTTGGATTTAACATACGCAACCCGTGCATCCGTACCTTTGGTTTTCCGTTATTATCTGTAGCTACATCCATGATCTTAGTCATACGTGACCACCATATCTTAGAGTTAGGTTGTGAATACTCACCACTTGATCCAAGACATATGTAGTCGTAGTTATCTATCAACCGTTCCAACCGTTCAAACGATTCGTGCATATGATACACTGGTACTCCTATATGTTTAGGTAGCGTCCACTCTTCCAGCAGTGCGTCGTTCTCCTCTTCAGTACCGTCAATAACATCAGGCATCACTGCCCAATCAAACGCTGGGTGCTGCATCCACTCCATAACAAACTCAGTGTAACCACTCATATCAAATGGCTTGCCTTGTTTCCACGCAGTGAACGCACCATTGTCCAACGCAAACGAAGAACACACGGAAGCAAACAACGGGAGCTGTGAACGAGAAGCATAACTAATAAAACAATGACGACCCTTTGACAACGTCACCATGTCTGATGTAGTACCTGCTCCTCCCATGCCGTGATAGTGTATCATTTACTTAGCCCCGGATTGAACTCAACGAACTTCATGTTTTGTATCGCTTCATCTACTGTTGGGAAGATGTGGTCAGCGTGATAACGAATCCACGGACTGTAACTATTTGTTACTACAATAACCTGCATACGAAGACTCCATGCAAAATAAATCTCCATAGCCGTACCGTAACTAGGATGATCACACTTTGCTAATAACGTATCGCAATGCATAATGCTTTTCTTATCTCCCTCAACAATCTGCTTGGGTATTCCTGCTATAGTTTCACGTCCACGATAATCAGCGTCCGTAGGTTTAAGACACATAATGTCTTTCTTCATTAATAACTTATGTGCAGCTTGCCTCCAACGAATGCAAGTATCGTCTTGCTCGTAGATTGGTCCTGCTAAATAAACTAATCGTGCTTCAATCATTTTTTAATGTTATTATGACACAATTTATTTCTTCATCTATTTCATAGGAGTCTATAATTGCATCTATTTCTGTTAGTTTGGTTTGACTACCGTATTGGTCGAGAACTCTCACATCCATACAATCGGGGTAACTTTTTAACTGTGCTATCATGTCTAATACTGTCATCCATTCACCTCCACGCACATTCCAACCTTGCAGACTTTAACTGATTCGAGCGTAATGTGATCAGGGAACTTCTTGTCCATTAGTTTCAACCACAAGTGCCGAGCTATCATTTCAGCAGTCGGATTTTCTATACACTCATTTAAATAAGAATGATCTAACTGATCAACGATTGCCCCTGCTTTAGTTCGGAACTCTTCGTGAGGTATAACCCAGCCATAACGATCATCAGGTTCTCCGCTTATAGTTACATATACCTCATGCGAATGTCCGTGTATCCTACTGTTCTTATTATCTAAACCTTCAATACGGTGTGCAGCTTCAAAAGTAAATCTTTCGGTAACTTTAGTTTTCATATTTAGAATGGGTTGTTAGTTGTTGTTGTCGTGTCGTTAAACACGTTCTTATCTTCTGTGTATCGTCCGGTTTCTGTGTCGTAATTGAGTGTGGTACAATGTCCTGTCTGTCCGCTAAACCGATTTTTTAAGACTCGCACTCGTGTTTCATTGGATATTTTGTCGCTCTGTTGGTTGCGTTCCAGTCCGAGTACCATGTCCGACAGCTGTGCTATAGCTTGTGATCCACGTAGATGATGCAGGCTTACTCGTCCTCCTTCTTCATGACCACTATCCACACGCTTCAAGTGACTGACCAACACCATGCCACACCCTGTCTCTTCAACAAGACTACGTAGCTTAGTCATCGTGTTATCAATCAATCGTCGTTCGTCATCTCCTGCTATACCACTGACAACAATCGATAGGTGATCTAGGAATATCCATTTACAATCGAATCCTTTTATCAGGTATCGTATCTTACCTAGCAAGTTGTCGCTGTCCATACTTCCGAAGTGATCGTAGGTGTAGAACTTTCCATTACCTACCGTCTCTTCAAACGCAGGACGCAATGCTTCCGTGTCTAGCTGTTCGTCTTCAAGGTGTAATGGTTTGTTCAGATGAATACCCATGATACCAAGAGCTGTACGCCTGACGGATTCCTCCAGTGCTATATAACCTACCGTCTCGCCAAGACTTAGCAGGTGATGAGCAACCTCACGACAGAACAGAGACTTTCCTATTCCACTACCCGCGCATACCGTAACTAATTCTCCTAGTCTCATGCCGTGGGTTAACTCATTTAAACTATAGTACGGATACGGCACTGCTTTATGTTCGTCAGTATTACTTACCAACTCCCACAAGTCTTTACCGTTTACGATTCCGTCAGGTCTGTACTCAACTGCTTCATACAAGCACGACACCAACTCCTTCGACTTGTACGCTGTGATCATATCAGACGGGTCCTTTAGTGGTAGCTCTGCGATGTGTGCTTTACCCGGTGTTAACAATGCTGCACACTCACTCGCTCCCTTACGACCCACGTCGTCCATGTCGAAACAGAAGATCACCTTGTCGAAAGACTCTAACCAATCAATAGCTTGTGCCACGTGTTTCTTTGCAGCACTAGCTCCGTTCGGTACACTGACGACTGGGTATCTGTTGTCCATTGCCTGACTGACTGACATTGCATCTATCTCTCCTTCGGTCACAACAACACGACGTCCCTTCTCTTTCCATAGGTGCTGACCGTACAGACCAACTAACTCACCACGAACACTGAAGCTTTTGTTAGCGTACCTGACCTTCTGTGCCACAGGCTTACCGTCTCGTGTCTTATAGTTAGCTATCTGTACTGCTTCTCCTCCTATCTGTCCGACCCAGTATCCCCACTTACGACACGTATCTTCTGTCAGGTTGCGTCTTGGTATAGCTTTAGGTTCGCCAGTAAGAAACTCTCTCGGTGTTGGTTTACTCACTCCTCCTCCTTGTCCACTATAATTTTGACACACGAAACAATAGGTGCTTCCGTCATCGTTGACTGCTGCTCCGTCACTTGACCCACACTTGTCACAGGGTTGATGTGTTTGTGTGAAAGCCATGACTTTGGTATGATTTTATCTGCATATGTTATTCCTTTCTTTTCGCACCAACGAGCGTAAGTGGTGTCGCTTCCCTTCCGTATCTTGTTCGCAGCGTTCATAAACACCATTCGTATATCTAGGTGTGGATGTTGCTCACGTACTAACAGATGTTTAGTCCTGTCCTCGACCGTCCAAACTCCTTTTGCCTCGATGATAATACCATTAGGCAAGATGAAGTCTGGTGTGTAGGTTGATACTTTACGGTACTCTATCTTAAGTGTCTCGTATTCAAAGTCGACACCACTACGCTGTAATTGGTTAGCTAATTTAGATTCGAAACCTGAACGATAACGGTTATTAGAAGTTCGCTGTGACTTCTGTCTCGCTCGTCTCTTCCGCATCGAATACTTGGTCTAGGGTTTCTCCTCCATTGGCTACGAATCCTTCTTCACTTGTGAATCCGAATGCATCAGCTGCCATCGCACTCTGACCACCGTTAGCTAATTCAATAACTTGCACTGCTTGCAGTTCAAATGTTACACCAAAACCCATCAAGTCTGTGTACCAAAAATTAGGACGTACAGCTACATTGACTTTACTACCGCCCCATACCTCTACATCTTTCGGCAAGGGCTTACCAGCTGCATCAAACAAAGCTACGCTGAAGTTATAAACCGTACCGTCCTTAGCTCTATGTCCACCCTTCAGCTTTGTGCGTATCATTATCTCTTGGTCTGATTCCTTAATGGGCATATCAGCTTGCTTAAGTTTTTGGCCGCCCTTTTCTTCTTGCATACTTTTCAACTCTTCCTCGTACAACGGACGGAGCTGTTCTTTTATTTGCTTTGCTACATCTTCAGTCACTACCGTGTCACAGTTGTACTCACCAAACTCTGGGTGAAACTTCTTGCTTGGTTCGTTTAGGTGACAGTACTTAGCGATACCGCTGATCTTTATTATTGGATGTTTCTTACGTGATTTTATACTCATATTTCTCTTAGTGTTTTTATGTATTATTAAGACAGCAGATACATTGCTCGATCTATTTGCGAAACGTCAAGCGTCCCAAGTTCAGGCAGGTCAGGCAACTTTGCTGTCGGGTATTGATTCAATAACTCACATCTGAACTCGGCTAGTAAGTCAATTGAAAAGAAATTCTTGTAGGTTTTTCGTACATCTTGGTGTACTTTTCTTGCGTTGGATGCGTGGCAGATGAAACAGTCGTGAACAAACCCCATGTCGTACTCCATTGCGTACGCTAATCGGTGAACAACAGCTGCATCTATGCCGTGTATAAAGTTAGCAGTGATAGATGTCCGTTGTTGTCTCGGATCAATATCATCTGTTTCTAAATTAAAGTCTATCCATGTGATAATGTTACCAATGATTGTGCGTACCTTTGACTTCTTTCGTTTCGTCAGTCCTTGTACAATTTTGAATCCACTCGGTGTAGACCATCTGATTATCTGATTTCCTATTGCATTGGCACAACCACGCAGGAACTTCTGTATACGGACAACACTCTCCAACTGCTCACGAGCTACCGTGTTAAACTGTTCGGCTAGGTAATTGATAGCGTCGATGTTCTCGCCCTCTTGAAACGGATGGTCGTCCCCAATGATACTTAAGAAGTTACTAAGTACGTGGTAATACGACTGACCGTATGGTTTATTCATCACCGCAGCCTTTGACATAGCTCTTGTTACTCCGTGCTTGAACCATTGACTAGCTATATAACTCTCACTCGACTGCTCCTTCAAACGTTCGTACACAAGGTCAGCTATGTGCTGATACATATCTCCTACTGGTTGGTCAGCTATCAAGTTACAGTGCTTGGCGTGACGTGTGTCCCGTAATAACAAAT